GAAGACATGCTGGTGTTAAAGAACAACAAAGGCACAGAAGAAAATCGTGTAAGGCACATGGATTATGGTGTGCAATTTAACAAGTTAATGTGTGAAAGATTATTAGGTAACGGTGATATTACATTATTTTCTCCGCATGATGTGCCGGGATTATATGATGCATTCTACGCAGATCAGGACAAGTTCAAAGAACTGTACGAAACAGCAGAACGTAATACACGTATTAAAAAGAAGTCTATCAAAGCAATTGATTTGTTTTCTGCATTTGTAACAGAGCGTAAAGACACAGGTAGAATATACTTGATGAATGTTGATCATGCTAACACACATAGTAGTTTTGTAGAAGAACAAGCACCTGTTAGAATGAGCAACCTTTGTTGTGAAATTAATCTACCAACAAAGCCATTAATGAGTGCAAACGACGAAGATGGTGAAATTGCATTGTGTACTTTAAGTGCAATTAACTGGGGTAAGATTAAAGCAACACAAGACTTCCAGAAGCCTTGCGAACTTGCTGTAAGAGGCTTAGACGCACTGCTAGACTACCAGAAGTACCCGGTTATTGCGGCACAGTTAGCAACTGAGAAACGTAGACCTTTAGGTATTGGCATTATTAACTTTGCATTTTGGTTGGCTAAAAATGATACAAACTATCAAGATCCTAACTTGGAACTTGTTGATGAATGGGCAGAAGCATGGAGTTATTACTTGATCAAAGCCAGTGCAGATCTAGCACTTGAAAAAGGCTGTATACCTGGTAATCACGAAACAAAATATGGACAGGGTATTACTCCTAATCAAACATACAAGAAAGACATTGACGAACTTGTTAAACACAAAGAGCGTATGGATTGGAAAGGATTACGTAAGCAATTAAAAGAAACTGGTATTAGAAACAGTACACTAATGGCACTTATGCCTGCAGAAACATCTGCACAAATTAGTAACAGCACAAACGGCATTGAGCCACCACGTAGTTTTGTAAGTGTTAAACAAAGCAAACATGGAGTACTCAAGCAGGTAGTTCCGCAGTATGCTAAATTAAAAAACAAGTATGATTTATTATGGGATCAAAAGAGCCCAGAAGGTTATTTGAAAATTTGTGCTGTATTACAAAAGTACATAGATCAAGGTATTTCGGTAAATACTTCATACAATCCAGAACACTACGAAGATGAAAAGATTCCAATGAGTGTTTTGCTACAACATATCATCATGTTTTATAAATATGGTGGCAAACAATTATATTACAATAACACGTTTGATGGACAAGGTGAGTTAGATATTGAATCTAATGAATCAGAAACTCCTTTGTCACAAACTATCACAGATGATGAGGATTGCGACAGTTGCAAAATTTAACTATGACAGTATTTAATGCTAAAAAAACAGACCACACTAAAAACAAAATGTTTTTTGATGGTGGTGTAAATATCCAACGGTACGACACATTAAAATATAGACAGTTTGATAAATTAACTGACAAACAGTTGGGTTTCTTTTGGCGACCTGAAGAAGTTGATATTAGTAGAGATAGTAAAGATTTCAAAGATCTCACTGAACATGAACAACATATTTTTACAAGCAATCTCAAAAGACAGATATTGCTAGATAGTGTACAAGGACGTTCTCCTAATTTAGCACTATTGCCTATTGTGAGTTTACCTGAACTAGAAACATGGATAGAAACATGGGCATTCTCAGAAACTATTCACAGCAGAAGTTACACTCATATTATTAGAAACATTTATTCTGATCCAAGTAAAGTGTTTGATGAATTACTAGACATCAAAGAAATTGTAAAATGTAGTGATAGCATCAGCAAGTATTATGATAACCTCATGGATATGAATGATGTTGAGGACAGAGAGTATGGTAGTTATGAACATAAAAAGGCATTATGGTTAGCACTAATGGCAGTAAACATTTTAGAAGGTGTTCGCTTTTATGTGTCATTTGCTTGTAGTTGGGCGTTTGCCGAATTAAAGAAAATGGAAGGTAATGCCAAGATAATTAAATTGATAGCCAGAGATGAAAATGTACATTTGGCTAGTACTCAACAGATGCTGAAGTTTTTGCCACAAGACGATAAAGACTTTGCAAAAATTAAAGCAGAATGTGAGAACGAGTGTATTGAAATGTTTATGAGTGCAATCAGAGAAGAAAAAGATTGGGCAGAGTATTTGTTCAAAGATGGTTCCATGATTGGACTAAATGCACAACTTCTCAAAGACTATGTAGAATGGATTGGTGCAAAACGTATGAGAGCAGTTGGATTAACTGCACCATATAGTGTTAGTGCAAGTAATCCGTTACCGTGGACACAAAAATGGATAAGCGGTGGCGAAGTACAAGTTGCACCACAAGAGACAGAGATCAGCAGTTATGTTATTGGTGGCACTAAACAAGATGTAACTGAAGACACATTTAAGGGATTAAGTTTATAATGATAGTAGAAATATACAGCAAACCGCAATGTCCTTTTTGCGTACAAGCAAAAGCATTAGCAGAAAGAGAAGGATACGATTTAACATATAAAATGTTAGATGAAGATTTTGACAGAGAAACACTAATGGAAACATTTCCAGGAGCAAGAACATTCCCACAAATTATTGTTGACGGTGAAAAGATTGGCGGCTTCACTGAGTTCAAAGCATTAGTGGACACTAGCAAATTAGGTGATATCTAATGTACAACGTTGTTGACCTAATAGGTAAAGTTGTTACTATTCGTACTAACAACGGACAAGAGATTATATGTAAACTAAATGGTGTTGATGAAGATAAAAAGTATCTCACTGTTGATAGACCTAAAGTAGTTTATGTTAATCAAGAAGATGTTGTTTTACTACCTTTCTTACTAACCTCACCATCTCAAGAACTTATATTAAGTACAAGAGAAATATTTACACTGGCAGAGAGTTTAGAACTTACTGCAAATGATTATAAAGACATGATTGATCAGGAAGTTAAGATGGAGTTACAAGACTCCGATTCACCTGAAGATAAATAATTACATGCCAGGCGTACCAATTTCAAAAATAGGAGATTTAGTTACACTAGGAGTCATTGTTGGCCCTGGTGCTATACCTCCTTTTGGAGTTAATGTAAATGGTATTCCTGTAAGCCTTTTGGGTGATGCAATATCAGCCCACGGCGAACCTCCTCACACAGTTTCATTTATTGCACAAGGTGCTCCAAGAGTTAGGTGTTCTGGATTACCACCTGCACATATCGGCGCACTAGCCACGTGTGGACACCCTGTATCAACAGGGTCTCCTAATACATACGTTGGTTTAGTTTAAGAAAAGACTTTATCTATTTCGATTTCGTTGATGTATTTTTCATCAAATCTTTTGGCGTACCATAAAACTTTTTGTGCAAATAAATTATGTGTTACTGCATCTGTTTTACAAGTTTCGGTAGATACGTCCCAATCAGGTGAGAGCATTTGAGAAAACATTGTGTATTCTTCATGATTCTTAAACACATGTCCAGACACTGCAATATAGCAATTATCTGATGTTTCTTCTTTGTACTCATCAGCAAAGTCATCAAAATAATCTTCGTTGGGAATGAATGATGATACCAGTGGCTTTTCTAGCACACTTCGTCCTTCAGGACTGGTCATAAAAGTTCTTAATGATGTGTGATTTTCTGTGTTACGTTGAAGTTCAATTGCTTTGATATTTTCATAATCTTCAAGTTCAGCAGTCCAATATCCAGGCCCCTTAAAGTCTGTGTTTACTGCCTCTGGCATAACATCATATAGCCACTCTCCCATTTGATCAATGATTGCACTACCAACTGCATCTTTTGCTGTGCCAGGTGATAGTTTTAGGAAAATGTCTTTGTTATGACAGTACTTAATAAGATCTGGAATTTGATGTTTGTTATGCTCATACACATAAAACTCAATTAGTCTGTTATTGCATGTTTCGATAAATTTATCTATCTTAGACCATTTTGCTCTAAGAAAAACTTTACCACATAAATCATCTATGCC